AACCGTTAGTGGAGCCAACCTTATGCCTTATGAATCTAGATTTATTACATCTCCTTACGAAAATGTTATAAGCGGGATTCATTCGTCACAACCAGTTGGTACTCCAGTTCAGGCTACATACTCTCGCTCGGGTGTTACGCCGACCAAAAGCTTCCAGAGGTTTGGGTCTAACAACCCTGCCAATGGTCCTCTTCTTGCTTTTCTTGGTAAGAATCGTCCACTCCGTGTTCGATCTTACATTAAGAAAGTTATTGTAGGGTACCGTTACATTTATAAGAAAGTGTACTATAATAGTTACAAGACTAAAAAAGTCTTTGACCATTATACCTATACTTACTCTTATAAATACATCCTCCGTTTCAATCGAAAAGGTAGGATAGTCTGGAAGAAAAAGTTGGTACGGAAAAGACATAAGCATTTTCGCTATGTCCAGACCGTTAGGATTCGTTTTTATAAACAGCCTATTCGTATCCCTATAAAGATGCGAACAAGAGTTTATTTTACGATTCCGCCTAAGGTTGTAGCTGAGCTACCAACCGGTAGACCGTATCTTCTTCCCAACTCCCTGCAGTATTATGAAGCTAGTTTGAAGGTTAAACCTCTGACTAACTCTTCATACCATCCTGTACAGTTGTACGACGATGTTACCTTTCTTGAAGCTAGGACGACCGGTGTTACGCATAGTAAAATCGGTTTTCCGAGTATTGCTCCCTTTGGGTTCCATACTGCTTCGGTCAGGATAGGTCGTGGCGTCAGCGATGCGAATGAGACTATACCCTTCATACCTGCTAATAATGATATTTATTTATCAGCTACTAGCTTGTATGGATTGTATAATAAAGTCGCTTCCGATGTGCCGTCTACTTTAACTTCTTTAGCTGAACTCCCAGAGACCATTAAGGCGATTTATCGCATTTTAGCGGACGGAATCAAGCTTGCTAAGCAATTACGCAAGTCCGATTTACGTTCCGCCTGGAAGACTCTCAATAGGGCCGCTGTGGCCCGAAATGATTCTCTTTCCGGGGTCTCTTCTAAAGTTTGGCTGTCATGGTACCTTGCCATCTCTCCTACTATTTCGGACATTTCCAATCACATTGAAACTTACAAACGTGAGGATCGTGTGTGGAGGAAATTTTCGAAGTCTACTAAGGAGATGTCTACGACTGTGACTGAGGACCAATATGGGCTCTACCAACAAGTTAATATTTCGAACACTGTTAAGTGGTCGTGTATTATAAATGGTAGGCTCACTATGGATCAACTCGAAGAAAAGTTCAGTGCGCCTGAAAACCAAGCTGGAGCTTTATATGCCATCGTTCCTTTCAGCTTTATCGCTGATTGGATTGTTGACATTTCGGCCTACTTGGAATCTGCGCATATTTTTCAAGATCTCGACTATGACGCATGGAAGTCGACTGCATCAACTCGTGATGAGGTGGTGAAGTCTTTTTCCATAGGTTACAGTAATCAGCAATTGTCGCAACCTGATGTTTCAGCGCGTACGCTTATGCGTAACACGTTTAATCATCAGCAAGCCACGATTACTAGGGAGCCTATTTCTGAGCTCCCAGATATGCCACTAATCCCTTGGAAAAAGAGAATAGTGTCCGAGACCTTAATAAATCGTTCCTTAACAGCGGCATCACTTTTTAGGGTGTTGTCGTCTAAAAGGAACTAAACTCTTAATCTATTGTTCCAGAAACAATCATAGGATACCCTTATGACAGCATTTTCTAACCTCGCTATCAATGATAGTGTCCCCACGTCTCGCATATTCGCTGTTTCCAACATCGATTATGCTAGCGGAGTTGCTACTTGGCTTTATGCTGGTGCGTCTTACGACGCATCGACAATCCTGTCGATGTCCGTGAAACCTCCATCAGCAAAATCCACCAGAACTCGTATTCGTGTTCGTTTGCAAGTTCCAATAATGGACCCTGTGTTTACGACTAAGAAGATAGATGAGCTCATCGGCGAAGTTACCTTTTCAATCCCAAAAACCTCCACAGCTTTACAGCGTGCAGATTTAAAGGCTTTTCTTGGCAACTTCTTCGGTGGTTCTTATCCATTACAAAACGCGGTGATCTCCAGTGAAGGAGTTTACTAGGGTATTTAGATATTTTAAGTCTAGATGCTCTTGCGGTTTGTATGTAGTAATTTTGTTATTACTACTTCTTCTATCACTTTCTGATAAGGATCTTACGATCCAAATCTTGAAGGTAATTCTTAACACTCTTTAGAGGTCACTTATGGATAATCATAAGATATCCAGGAACGTAGAACACGATTTTGTTCTCAACTATCTCATCTCTCTTGACTGCAGCAAATCCCTTGCGGTAGCCATTCTTTATAGGTATGAAGAGTTTTCTCAGATTGTCAATCTTGAGTTTACCCCTAGTGACTATAATGATTTTGAGAGCGCACGGAACTCTCTCCTAGCAGTGGAATTTCTCCGAAAACACGCCGATCTCAAGACCGATTTAGATCTTGATAAAGTGTGTCTCGATAAGTTTTTCCAAAGCGAAGAGACATGTAAGCAAACTAATTCTCGTTTCTTCAGTGCAGAACTTCTGCCTGACTATCACGTCTTGTTGGACGCGCGTAGAAGAATAGAAACGATTTTAGGGAGCTTTTGTCCTCATGAGTTTGTTGATAGTAGCGGCTGGGGACCTGGCTCTACTCTTCAAGTTAAGAGAAGAGAAGCCACGTTTGCTAATAAGTTCAGGAATAATCTTGAACTAACACTGGCATCTTATAACTTCGTAAAAACCTGGTTCGCTACTCAGTATCCAAACTGGGCACCGGATTTCAGTATATACGAAGGCAATAAGATTATTACAGTCCCTAAAAACGCCAAGACTAATCGAGTCATAGCTGTCGAACCCTCCGGGAATTTGTTTTTCCAAAAGGGCATCGGCTGTATGATTAGAAAGAGACTTAAGCGTTATAATGTTAATTTAGATGATCAATCGCGTAATCAACGTCTCGCAGAACTTGCGAGTCGAGGTAATACCTTAGCAACTGTTGATTTCTCAGCTGCTAGTGATACGATAAGCTATTGGCTTGTAGAGTTTCTACTGCCAAAAACTTGGTTCGACGTGATGGATCGTCTAAGAAGTCAACGTGGGCTACTTGGTGACGCCTTATTAGAATATGAGAAGTTCTCCTCAATGGGGAATGGTTTCACATTCGAACTAGAGTCATTAATATTTTATTCGTTAGCAAAGTCACTCGTCCCGAGTGACCATGAATTATCACCCTATATCTCCATATATGGTGACGATCTCATTTGCCCCAGCGAGTTCATGGACAATCTAACTAGATTATTCACGACTTGCGGGTTTTCCCTCAACAGATTGAAGTCCTTCTCCAACGGTTACTACCGTGAGAGCTGTGGACATCACTACTGGGATGGAATACGAATATGCCCTACTTACGTTCGCTCTTCGATGCAATCTACAGATTCCCTGATAAAGGTTCATAACCAATCTACACGCACTCATGCGTGCAATTTTGGTTACGAGTCCCAAGGCATTGGTTTAACCAATCCTATCAGGATACTCCGTAATATACTTATTAGACAAAAGGTACCAATGGTTCCCCCTCACTTTGGTGATCAGGGGATCATTGTTCCTTTCGACGTCGCCCTTCCGTCTGTTAACCGTAAATACGGTTATGGCTGGAGGGTTGGCGTTCGTCTATCTAAGCAGACTAAGAGTATAGAAGATGACGGGCCTTTCCTATTGGAAAAGCTCTACGAACTACATCTCGGGAGAGATGTCGTTGACTCGCCTTCAGACTCGATACCTAACGGTAATGAGAGAAGGCGCAACACTAACAGGGTCCACGTCAAAACAACGTGGTCCCCGGACTGGCCTTGCCTAGTTTCCTATTTTCATAGGAACTAGGCGTAGTGCCCTTTGAGTCTTCATTGACTCTGGTTTCCC